TCCGATTATTAATTCTATTAACTTTATCTTTAATAGAGACTTACCTGTAAATCAACAAGATACGATTAATGCTATTAAAGATTCTGTCGGTATCCTATCTGAAAGAACTCTCGTAGCTAATCATCCGTTTACAGTAAACGTCGACGAAGAACTCGAACAAATTAAAAAAGAACGACAAGAAACCTTAAACCAAGACTATACATACGAAGGTAACTAATCATGTATTGGGAAGATCGTTTTCTAAGCGATAAAGAACAAAGTATCCTCGATGCACAAGAACAGTTTAACGAACTATCATCGATCACTGAATATGCACTCGAAAAACAACTATCACAAATACAGTCGTTCTATCAGAAATATGCTAATACTAACGGCATAAGCTTACAAGAAGCCAAGAAACAATTAACGGCAAGAGAGCTTAAGGCGTTTAAATTAACACTTAAACAGTACATCAAGCTGGCACAACAGAAGAACTTATCTCCTAAACAGATCAAGCTCCTCGAGAACGCATCGCTAAGATCACGTCTATCACGCATCGAAGCGCTCTGGATACAGACACAGCAACTCGCCGAAGAGATGGCCGCCGACACTAATACTCAATTAACAGATTTCCTTCTTAAGCAATACCAATCAAGTTATTATAAAGCAGCCTATACTACACAATCACTATTAGGTAACTATCAAACATTCAGACAAGTACCTAAGAAACAGATATTAGCCACATTACAGCAACCCTGGAACGAACAAAACTTCTCCGATCGTATATGGCAACAAAAAGACGTACTCATCACAAAGTTACGTCAAGAGATAACACGTTCCTTTATAGCACAAGAACCGTCAGAGCGTACGACAGAACGTATATCACATACATTTAATACACAAATCTCTAACGTACGACGCTTAGTCGAAACCGAAACGGCCTACGTTCAAGAGACAGCTCTACACGACACCTTTAAAGAATTAAACGTAAAAGAATACCAGATCTTAGCGACGCTCGATAAGCATACGTCCTCGATATGTCGTCACCTCGACAAACACGTTGTACCGTTATCCGACTTTAAACCCGGTATAACGGCACCTCCGTTTCATCCGTATTGCCGTTCGACGATGATACCGAACGTACCGCTTAACTCACGAGCATCCAGACCAGATCAGAAGACAAAGTACATACCCGATATGACTTACGAAGAGTGGAAGTCCGATTATTTAACCTAATCGGCGCCACTCTTATTATATTGTCTTTTTTTACTGTTTAAAGACGATAAAGAACAAACATTAACTAATTAATTCAATGTGAGATGTGACTCACGATAATCAAACGAAATGTATTAATTTAAGGAGTTTCCCTCAATGACTAAAGAACAATTATTAGCACTCAACCTTTCCGAAGAACAATGCGCAACGATTATAGAAGATTATGGTAAAAACTACGTATCTAAAGCTCAATTTAACGAGAAGAACGATGCATACAAGAGCGCTAAGAAAGAAATTGAAAACCTAACTAACGACATCGCATCCTTATCGAAAACTAACGAAGCGAACGAAGCATTACAATCTCAAATTAAAGAACTTCAAGACGCCGCAGCAAAAAGAGAAGCCGATTACGTCGAAAATATTAAGAACATGAAAATCGACACAGCCATCGCTAAAGAAGTACTGCAAGCCGGCGCTATGAATCAATCCATCTTAACAGGCTTATTAGATCGCTCTAAGATCACTTACGATAACGAAACTATCACAGGTATTCAAGAACAAATTCAATCTTTAAAAGAATCCGATCCTTATTTATTTAAACAAGATTCTATTAAAGGAGTTATTCCAGGGGAAGCTACACCTAAAACTGATAACGGTTTAACTAAAGAACAATTCAAAAAATTATCTTATCTCGATCGTGTCAAATTACAAGAATCCGATCCCGATTTGTACGAAGAATTATCTCACTAATTAATTACAAGGAGACCATCTAACAATGGCAAACGAAACGAAACTCGCAAATATTATTAACCCTCAAGTTATGCAAGATATGGTATCTGCTGGCTTGCCTAAAGCATTAAAATTTACACAATTCGCAGCAGTTAACGAAGAACTTAAAGGCGTTCCTGGCGACACTGTAACAATTCCGGCATGGGCTTATATCGGTGCAGCTGAAGACGTAGCAGAAGGTGCTGAAGTTACGACTGCTACTATGTCCGCTTCTACTAAAACTGTTCAAATTAAAACAGCTGGTAAAGCAATTACATTGACAGATAAAGCAGTTAATTCTGGTCTAGGCGATCCTGTCGGCCAAGCTACTTATCAATTGTCCTTGTCTATGGCAGATAAAATTGATAACGACGTATTAGTAGCATTGGGTACTACTACTTTGGTAGCTACCGATGCTAAACAAATTTCTTATAAAGGTATCGTGGCAGCTATCGATAAATTAAACGAAGAAACTGCTACTGAAAAAGTCCTTTTTGTCGCTCCTTCTCAAGTAACAGTGCTTCGTCAAGACGATTCCTTCATCGCTAAAGATAAATACGGTAACGACGTTATGATGAACGGCGAAATCGGTATGATCGCTGGCTGTCGTGTCGTTCCTTCTCGTCGTATTGACGATTCTAAGGCTAACATCGACAACTTCATCGTATGCTTGACTCCAGAAGTTGAAGATGGTACTCCAGCTCTTCCAGCTGTTACTATCTACACTAAAGCAGAAGCTAACCTCGAAACAGAACGTCATGCGAAAGCATTGTCTACTGATATCGTAGTATCTGCTCACTATGCCGTAGGTTTGACTAACGAATCTAAAGTCGTTAAAGCAACATTTAAAAAATAATATAGGTTAATATCATGGATTCTATCAAAGAACTAATACGTTTCTCGACACATTTTAACGTGACTCCAGAATACGACAATGTTCTTCAGTATATCTATGATGCGGAACGGCAATATCTTCTTAATATTCTTAACCTAGAAGATTTGCCTTCCGAATTATCTGGACTACTCGATAAAAGAGTAGCTGCAAGGTTTATCGATCACCATAAGGATTTAATTCTTAAAGAAGCCGACTTACAACCAATCACACGACTTAAAGAAGGCGACACTGAAATCGAATTCGACGGCGATAATACCTTATCATATCTATCTTCTCTTATTAGTAAATGGACTTCATTGGAAGGCACAGACATAACATGTTATCGAACATTAAAATGGTAGCTCGTCAACATTTCGAGCGTCTTTACCAAGATACATGTATCCTTACTGAACAAAAGAAGGCCATACAAGATCCTCTCACTGGCATAATTAAGAACGGCGAACTCGAAGCAATCAGTTACCCTTGTCGAGTTTCATTTAAAACTCTTCAATCTAACGACATCGTTAATAAGTTACCGTCATCTTCTCAGACCGTAGTCTTATTCATTTCGCCCGATCTCGAGATTAAGCCAGGTACCGATATCGAAGTGATACGTAATAACCGACATTTCGCTTATACAGCTTCCTCACAAGTAGCGTTATACGATACTCACCAAGAGATCCAATTAACGCTTAAGAGTAAACATAATGGCTAACGTAACGATCGACCTCTCGGGATTCGAAGAGCTATTAAAGAAGACGCAAGAGCTTCAAAATAACGTCTCGTTCCTTAATCAAACGATAACCGATAACTTAGCACAACATTATTTAGCCGAAGCGATAGCTAATACGCCAGTCGGCGAAACTAAGACTTCGCCAGATGGTACATATCGCTCCGAATCGGAACACATGAGACGATCCTGGGAAGCAGAACGTATTAACGATACGACTGTCAAAGTACTCAATACGGTTTCCTATGCATCGTACGTTAACGATGGCCATCGACAACAACCAGGACGTTTTATACCCGTCCTCGGTAAACGTCTTACTAAGTCGTTTGTTAAAGGCTTACACATGCAAGAGAAGGCAGAAGCGGCTACACGAAGAGCTTCAGATAAGATTATGAAGAACGCGCTCGACGACTACTTATCAACGTGGAGCAAATAATGAACTACATTAACGAAATCTTAAACGGCATATCATCTGTATTATTTAATAGCTTTAAGTATCCGATTTATATAGACGAGATAAAAGCCGATGCACAATTTCCTTGCTTCGTTATAGAGACACTTAATACAGAACAAACACATATCATGGATATACGGTATGAACGCCGTAACGACTTCGATATTATGTTCTTTATTTCAGACGACGATTATATCGAAGCACAACAGGAACAAATTAATCCGATAACCGAAGACTTATATTTCGACCTCGAATACATAACCCTCTCAGATGGTTCTCTCCTCAACGGTATCGATATGAGTCATCGTGTTACTGACGGCATCTTACATTTTAAGGTCTCTTATGAGTATCACATACTTAAAAATAAACATAATGCTGATCCTATGCTTACATTACATCAAAACCAAGAGGTAACATATGCCAAGAACAAAGAAAACTGATGAAGTGGTAGTTAACGAAGTAGTAGAGAATACTACTCCAGTACCTACATTCTCTCCAGAAGTAATCATTTCTTCTGACAGATTTAAACAATACGCCGACTTAATCGCTGCTGTTATCGAAGATCGAGAATATAGCATCGAAGAAATCGAAGCTTTACTACAAGATACTTTAAACAAACCCGTCATTGAAGTTTTCAATGACGAAATCTTTAACGATTAATTTTTTGAATAAAAGGAGAACTATCCTATGGCATTAGGTGGCGGTTACTGGCTATTTCAAAATAAAACATTGCCAGGCGCATATATTAATTTCGTTTCCAAAAATAAAGCATTTGCCGAAATCGTAGATCGCGGTTACGCAACGATGGCTTTATCTCTCGACTGGGGCGAAACAGGCAAAATCGTACGTGTCGAACAAGAAGAATTCCAAAAGGATTCGCTCAAAATCTTCGGCTACGATTATGCTCATGAAAAAATGAAATGTCTTCGTGACTTATTCATCAATACTAAAACTCTTTACTTATATCGTTTAAACTCCGATGCCGTTAAAGCACAATCTACCGTCGCTACAGCGACTTGCGGCGGTGTACGTGGTAACGATATCGCTGTAGCTATTAC